TAAATGCTACTGAACTTTTTGTAATAGAATAAGAACTAGAACCATCAAATGTGATGTTATCTAATATTTCTATGTTTGATATTTTATCTGTTCCTCTACCTAAATAACTCATTCGCCACCACCATTATCTATTACTTCTCCACCATTTGCTATCCATTCTTGAATTGCTTGGTAATCTGTGTTTGCTTCGTCTAATGGTACATTCCAAATTTTACCATCAGATAAAGTCATTTTATAATAAACAAAAATTGTTTCGTTATATATTTTTTCTACTGTATTAATCATTATAACTCCGCATTTATTGTTAAATCAGCATCCCAATATATAGAACCAGATGCTGAGGCTTCTCCAGAAGGCATAGTGCCTATTGTATTTGTGCTATCAAATGCGACAGTGTTTTGAACATTTCCTCCATTATAATTTGCAACAGAGGTGCTTGGAGTTGCTCTCATGGTTGTTGGAAAAATTACAGTTGTTCTTGCTCTTGCATTTTGACCAGAGCTAGTTGCATATCCAGCTCCTCCTATTTGAATATTATTTACATAATATCTTTGACATCTTTTTAAATTTACATCAACAGGCAAGAACTCAAATTCAGATGCAGTTGTTCCAGCTTCTAATTGTACTCCTGTGATATATATTTCATTACCAATAGTATCTGCAAAATTTAATTGACCAGCAGAATAATTAGCATTGGCATAATCTTGCCATACATCTGCTAAAGAACCAGATTGCAAACTAGAACCAGCAGATAAAATCCAAGCAAGAGTTAAGCTATGTCCATTATCATTATCAAATGGATCTGTTGTATCTGGTGCAACAGTTATTGTTTTCTTTTCCCAAGTTGATGATGATGATACTGTGTATGCTTTAGAAACAATCCTAGCATTATCTTCATCTCTAAAATTAACAATATAAGTTCCAGTTTTGTTAGACTTAACCCAAAAAGAAAGTGTCCAGCTTTCAGCATTAGCAGTTCCTTTTTTAAGGTATTGTAAATTTTGACCTTCAAATCTTGTTTCTATTCTTATTCTTTCAGCTGTAGCTGGTGTGTCTGTAGCAGTACATTCTAATTTTAATGATTTTGCAAAACCTTGACCAGATGGAACATCTGTAACTTGCGACATTGTAAATGTAGATGTCATACTTCCATTTTCCGCCCAACAAAATCTATCAGCTACAAAAACATCTTCACTAAAATTAGTTATTCCACTAACAGAAGTTCCTCTTTGAGCAATACTCATATCACCATTGATGATGATGTTTCTAAATGGGTCAGAAACTACCCCTGTTGTCTTTGCTTTAGTAACTGCTGAATCTGAAATATCGGCAGTAGCAATAGTTCCATCAGCAATTTTTGCAGAAGTGACAACACCATCTGCTATATCATCAGTTTCTAAAACTGCATCTGTTGGTTTTGTTCCAAGATAAGCCATTACGATACATCTGTTAAAAGTTGTAAATGAACATCAGCATGGCCTGAAGCATTATCTGATTGTGCTTGAATTTTATCTGATGTTTGTAAAACTATTTTAGGTAACTCAATAGATGAACCTGTTGGTAATGGAATATTCTCAAATATAAATTTTCCAGCAGTTGCTGAGTTATCATATTTTTTTAATGAAACATTGATTGAAGTAGTTGTTGTATTAGCAATAGTTCCAGCAATTACTAAAGATTTATTACTTGCAGTAAATACATCTGTAAGAGTTGCGTCTGTTAAACTTACTTGTGCATCTGAAAAATTGTTAGCCATAATTTATCCTTTTATCCTAAAGCGATTGAAAATGGAATAGCACTTGGGTCAGATTCTGTAATAGAAACACCACTAGGAAGTGTTATTGCATTGGTTGATGTATTAATTGAAAATAGTTCTAAATCATCTGCTCCATCAAACAGCTTCATAGCTATGGTATTTGTTGCAGAATTATCTAACCAAATTGTTCCAGCTACAGCAGAACTTGGTCTTGATGAACCTATATGTTGTGAGTTAAGAGCATTAATACTATTATTTAGATTTGATCTAAATGTACTAAATGCTTGGTTATCTAATGTTACTTGTGATACTTGTGCCATATTAAATTATTACCTGTCCTACTCCTTGTGCTATATAATCAAAGGTTCTGTCAATACTTGTACCAGAACTATTAAAAAATTCAATAGTGAACTGAGTTGTTGATTTAGAGGTTATTGAATAATAATCTCCATTAGCCATTGATTGAGCAGAAATACCTATTGCTGGATTTATTTTGAAACCAAAATCATAAGTTACTGTCTTACCACCTGTACCTGAACTAATATCATTTCCACTTTCTGTTCTTTTTGATAAACTTGCATTTACAGTTAAGCTAGTAATTAATGATCTAGCCTTTTGGTCATCAGATGTAAATTTAATTCTAAATTTGAAATAACGACCAATATATTCTCCTGTAACGAATTGAGTAAAATTAGAATAGGTATTATTATCGTCACTTGTTGCAATCTGTAATATAGTATGTGCTTTAGCTGGTGCAGTTCCATCAAAAGGGTTTGGTCTTCCATCATCAAATAATGTTGAAGCTGTTGGTCGGCCACCATCAAAGAATTCAGATACATCTTCAGTTATTTGTGAAATAGACGCTGTAAATTGTCCTTTTAATTTAGCACCTAAATCTATTGTGTTTGAAAATTCGTATATACCACTTGATGGTACTGTTGTTGCACTATCTCCTACAGTTCCTGTAGCTGTTAATCCAAGATAATTAATTGAATTTCTAGTTTCTATACTAACATCAGTTTTATTTCCTGAAAATGCTGTATGTTCATTAATAGTTGTTTGAGTAACAAAATTTGTAGATGCAATATTAGTTGAAATAATAGTTTCATTTGCAGATTGGTTTCCTAATTTATCATTTGCTTTAATAAGATAAGAACCTGTTTTTAGAGGTAGTGTAATATTAGTTGCTGGTCTTCCAACTCTATCTACTAGATCAAAACTATTAGCCCATGTTGGATTTGATAAGTCTGTACTAAATCGAATAGTATAATAGTCAAGATCAAGATCAGGTACTGCTGTCCAACTTAACAATGCTTGATCTCCAATAACATTAATTGCAAAATCTTGAACATCTTGAGGAACTGCTGTTTGACCTACAATTTGTCTAGTATCTGTTATAAATGTACTTGAAACTCCTAAAGAGTTAATTGCTTTAATTCTAACTGTATATTGAGCATTGTCGATAACATTCAATAATTGATAATTTAATGATGTACCTTTACCAATAGTTCTAAAGCTATCTGTTACTGCATTTCCATTTCTGTCAGTTATTTGTTTTACTTCTACTTGGTATTCATCAACAAATTGGTCAGGAGATGCAGAAACTACTACTGCTAAACGAGTAATAACTGTTCCATCATTATATTCAACTAGATTATCTGATAATGTCATTCCAGCTGGTGGCTGAATAGAAAATGGATTAGGTAAAGTTGTATCAGCAATCGTAGGTATAGCATTTTTTGTATTAAATGTATAAAAATTATCTTGGTGTTCAAATAGTTGAACATTTACAGTTAAATCTTCATTAATCTCTATACCTAATACTCTAAAAGGTTTGGCATTAAATCCACCACTAGGATATGTGATTGCAACAATATCCCCTATAGCTAATTCTAAAAATTCTGATGTTAAAGTTAATTGTATTTGTAATTGGTTTCTTGATCTTCTAAGAATAACCTCACAAAGTGCTTCTGCATTATAAGTGTTAGTTACATTAGGAAATTGAAAGTTACCCTCTAAAACAGTATTATTATCTGCTGAAAGCATAGTTGCATGTTTAAAAGCTGATTCTACATTAGTGTCATCTGCTGGTGGAAAAGAAACTGTGTCGTTCTGCCAATTCTTAAATGGATTTACATAAGTTCCAATTACACGATTATATTTATTATTTTTTCTTTCTCCTAATACTTTAGCACCACCTACAACATGATCTGATGTAATTGTTTTAACTGCTGACCCTGTACCCTCTATTTTGAGTTTATAAACACCATCATTATAAGTAAATAGTGATCTCATTGGATTTAAAAGTTTCTTTACATTTTCAATTACTTTTTGGCTGGTATCTATAACAGCATTAGATTCAAATTTAATAATTTTAGGAATAAAATCTGTAACATCTACTCCATTAGTAAAATTAGAAGATAAACTTGTACTGTACGAGCCACCACTTACTTTCCATTGAAAAGTTAAATTACTGTTTGATGGTGCATTACCATAATAAATAATTATAGGATATACAGAACCACTTACTAAAGTTTTACTTCCTGATTGAGTTGCATTTCCATGCCAACCTCTATTATTTACAACTAATTTTGCATTTCTATTATTCTCTACTTCTTTAAATAAATTATCTACAGTTT